ACGCATGATCGCCGTCACCCAGGCCAGGCATGAAGCCACCGGCTGGCGCGGCTACCTGCTCACGGAAGCCGGCACCGTGCAGCGCCGCACGCTCAACCTCTNCCCCACCGCCGAGAAGGCGCTGGAGGCCGTTGATCGCATGCACGGCATGCCCGCCACCGTTCCCGCCCCCATCTACTCGGAGCCCCGCGCATGAACGCAGTTACGCCGCTGCGCCCCGCGCGCAGCCTGCATGTTGCCCAGCTGCGCACCGACTTGTGCGAAGCCACCGCCCAAGCATGGCCCGAGCCCGACCGTTTCACCGAATTGCGCACCGTGCTCGGCCGCTGGTGGTGGGCATGGCTGCTCGCCTACATCGTGGTGTGCACCGCCGCGGCCGGCCTGCTCGGCGCCTACGTATGGCTCAGCGCAGGGCTGTCGGCATGAACACCAAGCACCCCCTGCACGCCCACACCGTGCTGCAGCGCGCGGCCAATGAGCTCGACATGCACGGCGAACACAAACTGGCCAGCGAACTGAGCCAGGTGCGCCGCGCGAAGGGGTGGCGGCATGACCACCTGGTGCCCCGACCTCGACGGCAGCACCTCCCTGCGCGAGGAACTCGCCAACTGGCTGCGCGGTGATCCGCGAACCAGCGAACCCGACGTGCCAGAACCGCGGCTGCTGGAGCGCCATCGCGACCTTGTCGCCAGCAGCTACCAGCACGCGGCACCCACCCATCCCGACCTGGACGACTGACATGCACGCCAACCGCATGGACTTTGCGCTGCCCAACAGCGCACCCGACATCCTCGCCAACGCCGCCGCCGCCATCGACCAGCGTGCCGCCGCGCGCGACCACGCCCAGGGCGAACGCAGCATGGCCCGCGCCGTGCACGCCTTCAACGCCATGTACGGCTGCGCGCTCAGCGAGGTGCAGGGCTGGCAGTTCATGGCCCTGCTCAAGATGGCGCGCTCCACCGGCGGCAAGCTGCACATCGACGACTACATCGACCAGTCCGCCTATGCCGCGCTGGCCGGTGAGGCCGCCGAGCGCGAAGGCCTGCGCGCCTGCATCGCCGCCATCGACGGCGACGTCTCGCGGGCCGCCGCATGAGCATCTGCGCGCCAGCCGCCCGCTGGTGGGATCAGCCGGCCAGTGCCCGCGGCAGCTTCACCGCGAAANCCCCGGCAGCAGGCCAAGCGGCCAACCGCGTTGCGGCGGCTTTCCACCATCAGCCGTGTTCCGCCGCCCAGACCTGCCACTGCCGCCGCCTCGGCCACCAGGCGGCACCGACCAGCGCCTTGCCCGTGTTTCCTCCCCTGGACGCGCAGGCCCGGCGAGAGCCGCCCCGCGCAAGGCGCTGATCGGTCACCCCTCACCACCGGCGCAGCGCGCCACCACCGGAGCCACCCATGAGCAAGACCACCGACATAGCCCAGCTGTTCCACGACCTCGACGCCGGCATCTTCGCCCAACGCCTGGACGCCGCCATGCGCGACGTGGCGCTGGGCGTCACCACCACCGGCAAGAAAGGTAAGGTCACCATCACGCTGGATCTGGAGCGCATCGGCGACAGCAGCCAGGTCACCTGCACGCACGCCATCAAGTTCATCAAGCCCACCAACAAGGGCAAGGCGAGCGAAGAGGCCACCACCAAGACCCCGCTGCACGTCGGCACCGGCGGCGTGCTCAGCCTGTTCCCGGAATCGCAGCCGGACATGTTCAAGGCCACGGCCGGCAACGCTGCCGCCGAAACCTGATCACCACCTGATTCACCGGACGCACCCGAGATAGGGGCCGCGAAGGGAGAGCCATACCGGCGGATGCGTGCACAGGCGCAATCCGCATGAGCTTTAGCCGGTTGCCTGTGTTCTCTGGCCCCGCCACGACGACGACCCGCCAACACGGCTACAGGCGGGAGGAAGCACAAGGCCGGCGCTGCCGAGATTGAGGGCGCCGGCTACCGCAGCCATACACCACCACCTCCGGAAACCGCCCACCATGGATCAGTCCGCCATCGTCACCCTCAGCCGCCTCGCCGTCGAAGCCGAGGAGGCCAACCGCCTCGACACTGATACGCCCGCCGTCATCCTCACCAACCGCGACGGCACGCAGCACATCGAATCCATCGAGCACCTGCAGCCCGGCCGCAGCCGCTACCGCGGCAAGTACACCAGCAACGCGCTCGCCGACTTCGCCGGCTACGTCACGCGCACCCACGAAAACGGCCTAGCGCAGGGCCAGCCGCAGGGTTTCATCGACCCCGCCAACATGGCATGCGCCGTGTTCTTCAACCTCGGCGACGGCGAGCATGCCGGCCATGCCGACCATACCGCCAGCCTCAAGCTCAAGCCCACCGCCGCCTACGCCGCGCTGCGCGCTGCGCTGGCCAAGGCCCACGACCAGCGCAGCCTGCACGACTTCATCGAAGACTGGCGCGACGCCATCGTACCCATGACCGCCGGCGAGCCCGACACCACGCGCCGCATCCCCAGCGTGCTCGCCGCCGTGCGCAGCATCACCATCGACGAAGCCCGCAGCAGCACGCACGACGACCGCGACTTCGGCGCCACCCGCAGCACCATGGAAAGCGTGGACGCCAAGAGCGCGCACACGCTGCCCAGCGGCCTGGTGTTCCGCTGCGCGCCTTATGAGGGCCTGCCCGGCCGCGAGTTCCGCCTGCGTCTCGGCGTTTCCACAGGCGCCGACAAGCTGGTGCTGGTGCTGCGCATGCAGCAGGCCGAAGCCGTCGAAGAAGCCATCGCCGCCGACTTCCGCGCCGCGCTGGCCGACAAGCTCAGCACCGCCTGCAGCCTGGTGCTGGGCACCTTCACCCCCTGAGAGCGTCGTGCCTCCCCGGCCGGGTGGGCAATCCCGGCAACTTTCCCTCCGCGAGCCATCCATGACCACCTTGCGCCCCATCGGCCACCTGGCCGGCAACCTCACCGTCACCGCCGTCACGCTTGGCGCGCGCGTGCGCAACGGCCACGGCAATGCCGTGTATCTGTTGTGGCACACCGACGACGGTTGTCTCTGGTTTCTTCCGGCCGCGCACCCGTTGGCCACCAGCGTGGTTCGCAGCTCGCCCGCGCAGATCATCAACCGTTACCGCAACCGCGAGGGCTTCGGCTGGCGCCTGATCCTTGAGGATCTGCAGCAAACCAGCGCCGCCTACGCCAGCGCCGCCATGCGCGAGGCCGTGGCATGAACATCCCGCGCAACACGCCTGAGCAACTCCACCGCCGTGCCCAGCTCGCCACGCTGGCGGCCGCGAGCGCGGTGAACGCCAAGTCGCACATCGAGAAAGCCGTGCTCAACGCAGAACACGGCCGGCTTGACCTCGCCGTGCTCAACGACCTGCGCGAGTGCATCCGCACCATCGATCGCGCCGTGCGCCACGCCGAACTCTGCCGCCAGCGCCTGCTGCGCAAGGCGGATCGCGCCACTCATAACCTGCCCAACGAGGATTGACCATGCAACCCACCTTGAACATCCGCACCAAGACGCTGCACCTGCACCTGGCGCCCGGCAGCGAGTTGCCGCCCGCGGTGCTGGCCACGGCCGAGAGGATCGCGCCTGCAGTCGGCGCATCCGAACGGTTCAGCCTCACCATCAGGCACGGCGCCGAGCTCGTCACCGACCACAAGACTGGCCTGATGTGGCCCGTGTATGAAAGCGAGCAGTCGATGGACTACGACGCGCTGGAGAAGCATGTCACCGGGCTGCGCCTGGGCGGCTTCGCCGATTGGCGTACGCCCACCGTCGAAGAGCGCGAATCCATCCGCGACCTGTCGCGCTACAACCCCGCGCTGTTCGAACCGCTCAAGTCCCGCAGCAACGGCTGGGAATGGACCTGCACGCCCTGCGCCTGGTCCAAGGACGACGCGGGTGTGCCCGCTGCCTTCTGGCAGGTCTACGGCCTCTACGGCCACCTGGACGACGGCCACCGCGACGACAGGGCCTTCGCGCGGCCGTGTCGGTTCGTCGCGCGCGCCGGTCAGTGATCGGCCTTTTGTCACCCATCCCTTCCCACGGAGCGAATCCCATGGACTTTGCCAAGCCCAACATCATCCGCATCAGCGATGCCGGCGACCACATGCCCATCGACCACGCCGGCAAGCATGCCGCGATCCTCTACCCCGACTTCGGCATCCAGTTTGCCGTGGGCGCCAAGGGGTTCGACAAGGCAGCCAACTACGACAGCACCATCAAGCGCGCGGCCGACCTCACGCATGCCGGCGAATCCGGCTGGATCTTGGCGCCGGACCTGCGCCTGCAGCTGCTCACCATCGACTACTCGCGCCTCAATCCCGCCGCCGATCCGGCGCTATTCCCGGATGCGCTTTCGGCCTGGTACTGGACCTCGCACGGCTGCGCCTGGTCGATGGACGACGCGGGTGTGCCCGCTGCCTTCTGGCAGGTCCGCGGCCTCGACGGCAACCTGGACAGCGGCGACCGCAGCTACGAGGCCTTCGCGCGGCCGTGTCGGTTCGTCGCGCGCGCCGGTCAGTGATCGGCCCTTTGTCCCACTGAGCACCCCCTGATGGCCTTCAACCTTCCACCCGTCGTCAAGCTCGCCGAGCGGCTCGCCTGCGACATCGAGGAAGCGGTGACGCGGTTCGCCCGCCGCCACCGCCACACCTTCGGTGCGCGGCTCCGCAATGCCGCGTTCGACGTTCTCCTCACGGCCGATGCCGCCGCGCGGCGCCCAGTGGAGCGCGCTCAGCTACTCACGCAGCTGCGCGATGCGGTGGACAGGTTGAAGGCCACCATGCAGGCGGGGCAGCGGCTTCGACAGTTCGCCAGCTTCGGCCAGTTCGAGGGCCTGATGGTCACGGCCCACGACCTCGGCAGACAGGTCGGTGCATGGCACCGGCAGTTTCACCCTCAAGGCCAGAATGCCGCGGCGCAAGCGCCCCGGCAGCGTGCCAAGACACTGAGTACCTACGCCGCCTCGATGCGTGAGGCCAATCCATGACGAAGCCGCGCTACCCACAGGGATGTTCGGCCAGGTCGCAAGTGCGTGGGGACGCGGGTGTGCCCGCTGCCTTCTGGCAGGTCAACGGCAACAACGGCAACCTGAACAACGACAACCGCAACAACAAGGCCTTCGCGCGGCCGTGTCGGTTCGTCGCGCGCGCCGGTGAGTGTCAGGGTGAAAAGGTATCCGTGCGCGCGCTCTACGACGCCTGGCGCGCGGCACGGCGCAACAAGAAACCCAGTGAGAACCAGCTGGCGTTCGAACTGCACTGGATGGACCGCCTGCTGGAGACTCAGCAGCAATTGAACGCCGGCACGTGGCAGCCGAGACCCACCACATGCTTCGTCGCTCAGCGACCCAAGGCGCGCGAGATCCATGCGCCGGACTTCGCCGACCGCGTGGTGCACCACTGGCTGGTGCCCCAGCTCGACGCCATCTACGAGCCCACGTTCATCCACGACTCCTATTCCAACCGCCGCGGCAAGGGCACGCACAAGGCCGTGGCGCGGCTGCGCCAGTTCGTGCACCAGGTGCACAGCGGCCAGGGCAATGGCTGGTATCTGCAGCTCGACGTGGCGAACTTCTTTCCCAGCATCCACCGGCCAACGCTGTGGGCCATGCTCAAGCCGCGGCTCATCCGCGCCGGCCTGTCGCCCATCGCGCTGCGCACCACGCACACCCTGCTGCGCCAATCCGTGCACGCGCAGGGCATCCTCTACCGCTGCACCCGCGAGGAACACGCCCGCGTGCCGCTCCACAAGCGGCTGGAGAACGCGCCCGCCGGCTGCGGCCTGCCCATCGGGAACCTCCCCAGCCAGTTCCTCGCCAACGTCTACCTCGACGTGCTCGACCAATTCGTCAAGCACGTGCTCAAGGCCAAGCGCTACCTGCGCTTCGTCGATGACTTCGTGTTGGTGCACCACGACCGCGCCCAGCTGGAGCGCTGGCAACACCAGATCGAACAGTTCCTCGCCGACCGCCTGCGCCTCAAGCTGAAAGACGACGTGCGCCTGCGGCCGCTGTCCGCCGGCATCGACTTCCTCGGCTACGTGGTGTTCCCCACCCATACCCGCGTGCGCAAGCGCGTGGTGCATCACGCCGAGGAACGCCTGCAGGCCTGGCATGCCGCCCACGCCGCGCGCGGCGGCTTCCGCGGCACGCCCGAGGATTTCCAGCAGCTTGACGCCACCTGGGCCAGCTACCAGGGCCACTTTGCCCACGCCAACAGTTGGCGCCTGCAACAACGCTTCCTGCGCCGCCGCCCCTGGTTGGCGGCAATGACCCATTCGCGCCGCCGCTTCCATCACAGCCTCAGCGGCCGGCGCCTCACCGTGCGAGTAAACCATGTGTGACCTCGAAACCACTCTTTCGCTTCTTGCCAGGCATGGCCGGCCACGGCTCAGCCAGATGGACGATGGCGGCTGGTATTGCTACGTCGACATGCACGTCGCCGCCAAGGGCGCTGCATTCAAGGTGGCCAGCGACTTCAACTGCCCGGGCGCGCTTTCTGCCGCTGATCAATGCCTCGATCGCATCCACGCGATGCTGAATAGCTTCGATGTCAACATGTCCGTGAATCACGACCGCGGCGTGATCGGCATGCATGCCGCCAACCAAACCGGCATGGCGAAGGCTATT